TCATGCGGGACTACGTAGCGCCCATTTCCAGAACCGGCGGGCGCGCATGGCGCCGTAGGCGGCCCAGGTGCGCAGGGCGGGGGCGTGTTCGCTTAGTGCTGCCTCAAACCACTGGCTGTCGGCAAAGGCCACGCGATAGCCTTCTTCCAGCAGCGTGTCGTGGATGACGGCGGATTTCAGGAAATAGGGATCGTCAGGCGAGAACAGCCAATGCAGCCAGGCGGGAACCGAGCTTTCAAACTCGCGGCCTGCCGGGATGGTCAAGAGCCAGCCGCTGTCTTTCTTGCCAATGCTCCAGGTCAGATCGCGGGTGGTGACATAGCCGCGTGTGCCGCCCCGGCAATACCATTCGGTGTCCAGATTTACGTTCATGTCTTGGCCTTCTCGTTGTCGCGTTCTGCTTTGAAACTGGTTGTGAGAGTGGCGCCGAGCCGGTGGGTGACGCTGGTGATCAACCATTCGCCTTCCAGCTCGGACTTGATGCCGGTTAAGTTGACCTTGGCCTCGGCCATCAGATCGCCCCAGAAGCCGCCGAGCTGAACACTGACAGAGCCGCTGGCGCGGGCGGCGCGGGACAGGGCGGCGTCGGCGGCGCGCTGTGCCTCTGCCTCGTTTGGGTAGCGGTGGCGCAGCTTCAGCTTGGGGTCTTTGTCTCCGGCCTTGCAGGTGCGGATCTCTGCGCTGTCAAGGTCGGTCCATTCCACGATGACGCAGCCATATTTTCCGCGCCCTTTCAGTTGCCAGTCGCAAGACGCCATCTGCGCGCGGTTCACCTCAAAGACTGGCAGGGCAGAGCCATCAGCGGCCTTGTTCTCCCCGCGCTTGGCCACAACCAGGGCGCCGCCCGCTGGTTTGGCGACGGCGTCCAGATCCTTGGCCAAACGGGTCAGGAAGTTGAGGTCGCTTTCGGTGGTCTGCGCAAGATACGCATAACGGTGGGCTTTCAGGCTGTCGCTGATCACCGGTTTCAGCCCGTGTTCGTCCGCGATCTTGGTCACGATGTCGGCAAGGGAGACGTTACGCCAGGACCGGGATTTTCGCGCCCGGATACCACTCAGCATATCGGCGGCCTTGGCACCGATGGTCAGAATATCCGGCGCAATGCTGCCGCTCAGCTCATCCACCACAAAGCGCCCGATTTCCACCAGATCGCCGGTGAAACCAAGCGAGATTTGCAGTGCGGCGCCGGTTTCAGGCAGGGCGACGGCATAGTCGCGGTCGTCCACTGTGATCTCTGCGCGGTCGGATTTGCTGCCCGCCTCATCAATGACGGTCAGGCCGATCAGCCGGTCGGCAAAATTGCCGGTGACGTCCTCACCATCGGCGATGATCTGATAGGCGACCTTCATGACGTGCCCCAGAGGCGCAGCGGCTTGCGGACGGTGGCCGGGGCCGGATCGGGCAGGGCGATCAGCACCCCCTTGGGGAGGATGGGGCCAAGCCGCGCCAGCCCCGGATTGGCCTCATAAACGGCAACGGTCATGTCCTCGCGGCCATAGTGATCCTTGCAGATTTCGTCGATCATATAGCCTTCACTGGTGCGGTAGGTCTGCATCACAGCCCCCCGAGGAATGAGGACAGGACGCCATTGTCCTGGCCATAGGCATGCAGGGTCAGCGAGAACTCAATCTTGCGCGGGGCACCATCGGCCAGAAAGACGCTTTTGCGTTCCTCAACATGGGTGATCACCCAGCGGTCCCAGACCCAGCCGAGGCCATCGACCATCATCATGGGCTTGGCCACTTTGGCTTGTAGGCGCATCATTTCAACCTGTCGTAAACCGCCTTTGAAATGGGGATAAATCACCCCTTCAAGCCGCAGTTCCTCGGCGTCTGGCCCGGTAAACTGAAGGGCCGGGGCACGTCCGATCCGATTCACCTTTTCCCAGCGGTAAGCGGCGGTGCGGGCAAACTGCTGGTAGGAATCCCCGCCCATACCAAAGCGAAAGCCGCCGAGGGCCATCATGACCATGCTCAACATCAGTAATCCAATCCGTCATGCAAGTCGGCGCGGCGCGCGCTTTCCCGTCGGTTCAGCTCTTGCATCACCATCCGCGCAATCGCGGCCTCATCGGTGCCCTGCGGCGGTGCGATGGTGATATTGATCGTGTCGCCTTGGCGGGTGATCTGCGGTGCGGCAGCTTGCGCCGACAGGGCCGGGCGCGGGTCAATCTGGCGCTGGATTTCGCCGGGGCCTGCGACGGCGGCCGCCGGGATCGACAGCGAGGTTGCCGCCATTGCCGCCTTCAGAACCCGCGTGGGCAGGATGCTGCCGGATACGCCGGGCACAAAGATCTCGGCGCTGCGTTCCCCGACCAGATAGGGCATCCCTGCGCGCACCGGCCCGCCTGCGTCTCGCTGCCCGCTCAGGGGATGTGCCCTGGGGGAGCGTTCACGCCCGTCGCCGGTCGCTGCCTTGGCGGTGGGGCTGTCGCCGCTGGCCCAGGCTTGCAGATCCGTCAACCATTGCGGTTTGAGATTGGCCAGCTTGTTGGTGATGAACGTCACCGCCTGGTCCACGATTGAGGCCATGCCGTCCCAGAGCGATTTCATCAATGTGACGCCGCTGGCAAAGAGAGAGATTTCGCGGAACTTGGCAATGATTTGCTGCGGGACGCCCAACAGCTCCATGACATAGGCCACCAGCCCGATGGCGCCCTCTATCGCAAGGGTGAAGGGGTTAAACTCCGCCAGCAGCTTAAACACCCCTTTGATCAGCCCCTCGTCAAAGGCCGCGCGCACCAGTTCTATTTTCTCGGTAACTGCGCCGACGATCTTGTCCCAATTGTCATAGACGACATAGGCAAGTGCGGCGACGGCTGCGATGACCAGGCCAATGGGATTGGCCATGGCCAGAGCGCCGAGGCGGATAAAGGCACCGCTCAGCAGTTTGACCCCGCGCAGCAGCAGCAGCAGCGGACCTTTGCCAACCCACATCAGCAGTTTGCCCGCCGCGAAGATGGGGGCCATGGGAAGCCACCAGATCAGGCGCAACGCGGCAAAACCCGCATAGAGGGCTGCGGCAGAGGCAATGACCCGGCCTATGCTGCCGTCCCATTCAAACAGCGAGGCGACCATTTGACCAAGCGCGGCCCCGGCATCGGTGCCCCAGGACGTCCAGGCGTCGCGGCTGGCGTCCAGCGGCCCCAGGAGAGTGCTAAACCACTCCCAAAGATCACGCGCGGCCTGGATGATTTCGTCCAGCATTGGCGCGGCAGGACCGAGGGCGGCACGGAACCCTTCCCAGAACCCGGTAAAGAACGCGCCAAGGCCGGACCAGTTGTTGTAGATCCAGATACCCGCCATCGCGACACCGGCCAAGAGCGCGCCAATGCCGGTGGCCAGAAATGCCCAGCGGATCGCAATCAACGCGCCGCGTACCAGCTTTAGCGGGTTCAACAGCGCCAGCAATCCACGCGCTAGAAGCGGCGCCAACATCAGTAAGCCGCTGCCCGCCCGGATGATGTGCAGGAACACCGGCAGGATCGAGAACAGCGACCAGCGCAGGGCAATGGATGCGACCCGCAAGCTGAACAGTGCGAGCGCCGCTTTCATCACGCCGTTGATCAGAGCGGGGTGGGCGGCGGCCCAATCGGTCATCGCAGCCACAATCGGCATCAGCGCGGCCATCAGCTCATTCATCTGCGGCAGAACGGCAGTGCCGACGACAACGGCCAGCCCCTTGGCAAACTCCAGAAGGCGCTGGCGTTGCACGAAGGTGGTGGCCGCCTGTCGGCTATATTCTTCCTCCATCAGCCCTAGGAGGCTGGCGGTGTCGGTGGCCTTGGCAAAGGCGGTTTCCAACATTTCGACATTGGTGATCAGGGGGGTGATCGCGCCCTTGGCTTCCTCACCAAAGAGAATGCCGACCATCGAATTGCGCTGATGAACCGGGATGCTGTCAAACGACTTGATCACCTTCAGGATGGCGCCGGTTGCATCGTCCTGCATGTCTTTTGCGAGTTGTTCCGGGTCTAGGCCGAGGGCATTATAGACAGCGCGTTGGCGTTTGGTGACATTGCCGCCACGGGTCAGCGCATTGGTGAAGTTCTTCAGCCCCGTTGCGGCCACTTCCGGGGCCGCGCCTGCGGCCAGCAATGTGGCGCTGAGTGCGGCGATTTCATCGGCGGCAAGACCGGCGGATTTGGCAACGGTGCCTTGCCGGTTGATCACGGCCAGAATGTCGGCCTCGCTGGTCGCCATCGTATTGCCGAGCAGGTTCACGGTATCGCCCAGAACCATGGCTTCCGTGTGGGTCAGGTTCAGGTTCTGACGCCAACGCGCCAGCGCCGTTCCGGCCTCGTCGGCAGTGATGCCAAAGGCGGCACTCATCTTGGCGGCGTCTGTTGCAAATTCCAACAACTGGCGGCGTTTCTCATCATCGGGCAGGTTTTCATCTACCACGCCCATCCGACCAGCGGCGGCGATGATATCGGTCATGCCTTCGGCGGTGGCGGCCAACCCGCCAGAGGTCACCAATTCGCGGATCTGCGTTTGCAGGATATTCAGCCCGTCGGCGTCCTTGAATGACACCACCTTGGACACCTCGGCCAGACGCCGCTCAGCCTGAATGGCGGGTTCCGTCAAGCCGAGCAGGGTCCCGCCCAATGCGGCTAACCCCAGAACCTCGCCTTGCAGGGCAGAGCGACGCGCCTTGTTTGCTTCAAGCTGCTGATTGGCCCATTCCACACCACGGCGCCCGGTTTGTTCGGTGACGTGGCCGATCTTGTCCAGTGCGGCAGTTGCCTGCCGCGCTGGGGCCGAGACCTGGTCGACCAGTTTCAAGATCAGGGCAATGTTCAGATCGCCTGTGGCCATGCCACCCACTCCAATATCAGCCTATTGCTGCGCGCCGTTCTGGGCCTCGGATCGCTCGCGCGCTTTTTCCCGCCACATGGCCAGCTCCTCGATGCTCATGCTGTCCATCACATCCGGGGGCCAGTGGAACACGAGGGCGATATCCGCCATCGCGTCCTCTACAAATTCGGGCAGTTTTAGGGGCTCGCCTCCAGTTCCAGAAACTGCCCCTCCAACTGTTCTTTCTTCGCGAAAAAAAGCAGGGTTTTCGTCGCCAGTTCGGTGAAGTCCTCCGGTGCTAATTCAGAGGACAATTGCAGAGGCGACAGCGGCGGCTGGGTGATGCGGGGCAGCAGTTTGAACATGGCGTCCACTTCCATCCGCAGGATGTCGACCATCGACAGGCCGCGCAGCTCCCCAGGCGAGGGGCGGCGCAGGGTGATTTCGGTGACCTTTTCGCCGTCGATGGTAATAGGCGAGGACAGGGTCACAGCGTTTAGTTTTTGGGTCTGGCTCATGGGTCAGGCTTTCAAAAAAGTAGGAGAGAGGGCAGGGCGGATGAGCCGCCCTGCGGGGTGTTCAAGGGGTCTTAACTGCTGCTTTAAAGACCCATTGAGGCGCGCAGGCTTGCCAGTTGATCAACGCCACCGATGATGCGCTTGCCCGCGCGCACGTCGATCTCGAACAGTTCTTCGCCATCGTGCAACAGGCGGAAATAGTCGGCTTCAAGCGTGAGCTTCATTGGTACGTCAGAACCGGGCTTGAGGTCGGCAAAGTTGGTGACGGCGAACAGACCGCCAACAGTGGCGACATAGGTGTCAGAGGAAAAGTCTTCTTCACCCATCGCGCCGGGGCGCAGTGTCAGCCGCTTGCGAGTGCCAAACATCTTGATCAGCTCCGGCGGCCATTCCGCCAATGTCAGCTCACAGCGCAAAGCCTCCATACCCATGTCCTGGGCAACGGTGCCGTCCATACCGGAACCGCGATGATTGGCAAGCTGTAGCTTCAGTTCCGGCAGCTTGCCTTCGGTGACGCGCCCGCAATAGCTGCGCCCGTCCACGAACGCGCCGAAATTGCGGATTTTGCGGGGGTATTGATTCAT